CACCGAAATTCAGTCGCGACTTGTACAGTCGTCGTCGGTCGTCAAGACGCAGGCACTCCAGTTGCTCAACTACTCGAGCGCATGCGGTATCTATTTGAAGAAACTGGTACGCGACGAGGAGTCAGGAATAACAATCTCAGCGAAAACACGAACAGGAATCAACCTCTATAAAATCGAATTATGAATATAGAAAGCAAAACACTAAGCGAACTAATTGAAGACGTAAAAAGCTGGGGCATTAGCCGAGGCATCACTGGCATCGATGGCAGCGGGTCAGTGACTAAGCAACTTGAGAAGACTCAGGAAGAGTTGATCGAGACTCGAGACGCAGCACTGAAGTGGATGCTGGCAACCAATGGCCATGACGAGCACGAAGCGTTGATGGATTTCGTCGATGGCATCGGTGATATCATGGTCACCATCATACTTGCAGCAGACATGATGGGCTTGAGCATCGACGATTGCCTTCATGCTGCGCTGACAGAAATCTCCAAGCGCACAGGCAAGATGGTCGACGGGATGTTCGTCAAGGACAGCCAATCAGTCATCAGCCGCGCAATCACCGACGATGATAATATCGATTGGAGCGATCTTGATGCCAGCAAAGCCTGTCAACTTGGAGATAAAACATGTGAATCATGCCAATAAGATGGACCATCAATCAATCGAAGCAATTGTGACAGGTGTCACTGCAGCGATAAGCACCATTGTCACTGCAATCATCATCATTAAATCATTATGAAACCAAAAGAAGAACCGAGAGAACCTCTCGCACCCACACCTGAGACCGACGCAGCGTTTGATCTCAGGCACACCAAGACCTGCACCATCGCTCATTTCCGACAGGTCATGGAGAAGATGGAGCGCGAGCGCGACAAGGCACTGGCTGATCTCGAGGAGGAGCGCAGTAAGCCAAAGGCAAAGCCCAAGCGCGAACTGGTCATCGAACAGATCGGTGAGACGGTCGTCGTCGGAAAGGAGGTGGCACCATGACCTTCTCAAACGGACAAGCGAATGACCAGTCGATGCCACCTTGGAAAGAGAAGCCAGCACACGACCCGGTTGACCATCCAGCGCATTACACTAGCCACCCCAGCGGCATTGAATGCATCGAGGTCACCCGGCACATGACGTTCAACCGGGGCAACGCGATCAAGTACATCTGGCGTGCCGGTCAGAAGGACTTAGCCAAGGCTGTCGAGGATCTCGAGAAGGCGATCTGGTACCTCAACGACGAGATCAACCGCATCACCGGCTGACCAGATCAGGCCAGACTAGGCATCAGCCCGGGTTCCTCAGTGGGATCCGGGCTTTTTCGTGGTTTTTGGCAAAACCTGAAATAGACCCCAGCGTCCCAGCAGATCTGCTGGGGTACCCCCCCAAAGTGCTGGGGAGTATTTGAACACCCCCAGCACTTTTTTTCCTATATTCTATAAGGGCTGTAGCCTCTTGCTGGGGATGCTGGGGTCTGTTTCCTATGTTGAATAAATGAGATAAAAATACGAAGTATGAGCGGTAAAATCCAAAGGATCGCAAAATAATGTGCAATTTCCACAACATAGAAAATAGACCCCTGCAACCCCAGCAGACACGCTGGAATCCTTATGCCCCTAGGCGAAATCGTGCTGGGGTACCCCTGCAGGAGACCCCAGCATACCCCAGCACTTTTGAGGAGACCCCAGCAACCTGCCTGCCACCTCACCCCCAAACGCCCGAGCAATGGCCAGCCACTGTGCCATCAGAATACCAGACGAAATGCCAGCAGAAATGGGTCGCACTTTTTCAAAGAGAATCAGCAACGCGCCCGAGCCGCTGTCATCGTTACGTTTCAAACAGTCGTTGGGTATGCACAAAAGCAGTCACATTCTCAATAGTGGCACCGTAATGCATGATCTGGATTGTTCCACATCCGCGGATTACGTAAGTCGTTGATACCGCGGTCTTTTCCGTGGAACATGAGTAAGCATTACGGAGGTTGTAACAAGTGAGAGCATCAAACCTAGCCCGGACAGGGGGGGGAGGGGGTCGAGCAGGGCCGACCGCGCAGAAGCGCGAACCATTACCCTGCCCGTTAAAAAATGAAGAAGTGGGCCATCTGTTATCGTCATCATTATCGTCATCACTGGTGTGGCTATTATTGGTCCAGGATCGCCCACAGCATCACCGTTGCTATTGGACACAGAAAAGCCCCACCGGGTGACCAGTGAGGCTTGTGAGTGGATTCTGACGCTTGTCTCAGATCTTGTCGGCTCGAGCAATCCAAGTTTTGAGAGTCCACTGGTTGAGTGGTCCCTCCCAGTGTTTATTCCCTTGTGGTCGTGCTGATCGGAAATTGTAGAACCGCCAGTGTTTGTTCTCGTCCTTGGCGATGTAAAGTTCAAGATGGCATATCGCTCTGTCGATCTGCGAGCTGGACCGGGCCTTTTGGTTCATGCTAGAGTTTGGGCGACCACCTTTCTTTCCGTTTTCGGCACTGGCAGCGGATTGTTTTTCTGACTGGCGCGAGTGGGATAGCTTACCGAGTGCGACTGCTGCTTCGTTTTTCATGGCTTGATTGATTTGATGATTCGCAGGCATTCTGCCCGGCATTCTGCGTTGGTTGGATTTCGTCCAAGTTTTTCGACGAGTGTGTCCCAGATTGTTTTCGCTTTCATTTTTTTCTAGGAGTGAATGATTAGAATTCGGTTTTAGCGAGATCATCGAAATTTTCTTGGGAGATTCTGCCGAGTTTCCGCTTTTTGCGGCTATCGACTTCGTAGCACCGTCCGTTGGCGTGCTTCACTGCGACGAGCCGATTGTTGTACTTGTCGCGCAGTTCGAGTGATCCGTCAGGCATGATTACCTGTGCCGGGGTTTGCCACTTGTATTCGTCCGGGAGGTGAAACGACGTTTGGTCGGCACCGTTAGCTGTTTCGTTTTGTGGAGTGATCATTTTTTTCTAGGAGTGAATGATTGAGGCCGTGGGATTGAACCACGGCTTGTGGGTGCTCAGGAGATTGCGATTCTGATTGCTTGGGTGATGTTGTTTGCCCAGCTACCGGCAGAGTAATCAGTCATTGAGTCGTGGTGGTCATTTGGTCTCCGCACGTTGATGCAGGTGATTTCTTTGGAATGTCCGTTGCGGAAGAATTCGATCACGCGAGGTGCTGTCGAGCTTGATGCTCGGTAGATACCGTCGATGTTTTCAGTGCTGAATCCAGAATTCTCAAGTTTCTTGATGGCGTTGATGAGTGTCATGTCGGTTCGTTTTGGTTCGTTTGTTGCGAGTCAGCATCGGCTGACTGGGATCAATCTACCTGACCGATCAGGTTTGTACAGACTAAAAATCATTTTTTCCTAGAAATTTTTGATCGCCTCTGGCAATGTCCCGGTGCTGCCGGTCTTTTTGGGTTTAGACTGTCAGCCGCGCCCCTGCCGCCGAGCGTTTTCGGTTTCGCCTGACGTGGCGGGGGCGCACCATTCGGTGTGCTTACAGAGTGCATCGTTTTCTATTGCGGTAATCACTCTGCTGTTTAGGTTGTCCCTGTCGCCAATCACGGCGGCACAACCGATACAATTATGTCCGAATCTACTAATACCCGCGCAAAGCGCACCCGTGAACCTGTTTTGATGAAGGTTACCGCATCCAAGCTCGCACAGCTTATCGGCGATGCCGAAATCGGCGTTAGCCGCAAAGAACTTCGCCTGCTTGTGATTTCCAAGTCTGCGAATGACGTGCTTGCTGAAGCAGGTCTGTAAGATTTTCTGTTGTTGTCATGCAGAATGGGAACCTCGCCCAGCGTTTGGTGTGCAAGGGGTGACGCTCAGGAGAGACTGGGGAACTTTTTGAATAGGGCGGTGGACAAGTCAGGTTAAGTCGCCAGCCTCATAAGCTGGAGATCGTCGGTTCAACTCCGACCTGCCCAACCAAAGATCAGCCATGTCAGTAGGCGTTTCTAGCCCATCGCTCCCGTGGGTCTGACAAGGGAGCATACATAATGGCAGGCCGACTGGGCGTTACCGGTTGGGGGATCCCCTGCCACCATTTTCTTGGGTACGTTTAAGTGTTCCATGTCAGAGGAATTGTTTTTTGCCCGCCGCCGCTGCGGGTCTGACAAAGCGGCACATCATTTTCTTTTAGTTCCAATGTGTGCTCAGTCCCTCAATTGACGGTGCCGTCAATCTGTTGTAATCCATTGGCATGGCTCGAGGAGATTCCTACCAACTACAAGGACAACAAGGTGGACAAGTTTACACGGCGGCAGATAATGCCGTCACTGGGAACTTCCGTTGGCTTTCTATTGTTGCCGACACATCGTTTTCAGCGATTGCATCGAGCAATCTGACGAATGCCTCGACAAAGCTGATTAACATCACGATTCCTGCCGGTCGCGACCTCGGTGGAGTGTTCACCGGATTTACGATTGCGTCTGGAACCACCGGAGTTGTGATCGCATACACCGCGTAACCTACCGAGATGTCTCAGTTCGGGTCAGGCATGAGCGATCCAATCTCCACTGATGGAGATCGGATGTTCACGGGCGTTAATCAGCGTCTGCAACTGAACCAACTGCAACCCGGCGAGGTCCGCGAATCGATCAACGGTCGGATGGACGGGTTCTGGAAGCCGCGGAAGGCTGTCATTGCAAAATCTGTTGGGATTTCCACGGGTGGAGCACCATTGACGGTGCCATTCTTCGTGATTGATGCCAACAAAACGCTGACTGCAACCCGGACAACAACCTCGTTGATCACAATAACGACATCGGTTGCCCACGGGTTGACTGGGTCTGGCTACGCAACGATTGGCGACACGACCTTGGGTGCCACGGCACCATTTTCTACTGCCGGTGCACCTCCGGCAGGGTCGTATTTAATGACGGTTACGGGAGCAAGTACGCTGACGTTCGATTATGTGTCGGCAACGACAGGAGCGTTGGCCACAACCGCGAATGCTTACCTCAATTCTCAGCTCAACGACTTCGCGGTCTCCGACATTTTCGGATCCTGCCTATTTTCCGACCCCGGTTCGGAGAATTCTGAGTTCATTCTGATCGCCACTAACATCGACGTTCGGAAAATCTCTCTGGACACGTTTGCATCGACGACGATTTCACTTCCACCCAACACGACGATCGATGCCGAGTGCCATATGTTGCAGGCATTCGACAAGGTGATTATCTTTCGCGAAGGAAAGCGGCCATTGCAGTGGAATGGCAAAGCAGGCGACCGGTTTTATCCTATGGCAGGCGGTCCGTACTCCCAGCCATACGTCTTTACGCTTGCTACTACATTTTCCAATGGAATCGCCACCATTAAACTGACATCAGCAGGAGATTTCCAGTTGATGTCAGGATCTGTCGTTGGTGTTGATGGAACATCAAAAATTATTCTTCCTGCGTATTTCGACGATGGTTCACCCGCCCCAGAAATTGACAATTTCTACACCAATGGAACAAACAAGGCTGCAATCGTAGTAGCTGGCACAACTTACGCTGTTAATAGTTATGTCGCAGCGACACGCACAGCAACATTAAGTGGGGGCACATTTACTGCTGGTACGGCGTATGCAATGACCGGACTGCAAACGAGCGGATCAACGATAGGTGATATTTTCAAAGTCATCGAATCCCCAACAGGGCTTGATCTGATCTCAGCGGGAGACGTGTTTGTCGTCGCATCCACTCCACATTACAACAACGTCACATACGCATCGGCTGAGACGAATTCGTCAAGCCACAACATCCAATACTCGTACATTGAGTCGATTGGTGGCGGTTTTTCGCACATTCCTGCTCCACCGTGGGGCACCTATTTCCAGCGTCGCTTGTGGGTGCCATACTGGTACGAGGTAGGCGGCACACTGCTTATCCCGACGTACACCGACCGAGGCACCCGCGACGAGATCATGGCCTCGGACGTGCTCGACAGCGACACCTACGACCAGATCATGAACCAATTCCGCATCACCGGCGGGATTGCTGACTTCACAGTGGCCATGCAACCGTTCTACGACGACGCGTTGATGGTTCTCAACCGTAACAGCCTGCACTTGGTTGCCGGGACGCAGGGCACCTTGGCCGACACGGTCGTGAAAGAGCTGACATCGGAAGTCGGCTGCTTGGCTCGAAAAAGCGTGGTGGTCCAAGGTCCAAATGTCTTCTTCCTGTCGGACAATGGCGTGTATGGTCTGACGTTCATCGAACAATACAACCTGCGCGGAATTGACACCCCGTTATCGATCACGATCCAGCCGTACATCGATCGGATCAACAAAGGTATCGCAGACCACTCGGTCGGCATCTACTTCAACAACCGTTA